ATATCTTCTTCTTTAGCAGTCATGTATTTCATTTCTACTTTTCCACTACGAAGAGGACTATCAGAGGGGTAAATTAAACCTTTTGAAGGTAATTCTACCGTTTCGGTAGGGAATTTATATTCGCTCATAAATTTTTATTTATTAAAACTATTTTTTGATCATGTATAAATATTACATGAATAAATTATTTTATGGATAACTGTTAATATTGACGACCTTGTTGTCTATACATATCAAAATCTTTATATATTTTAGATTCTAATTGATTAATTCGAGCATTAGTTTGAAAAACTACTTCTTTATTTTTAAGTTCAATTTGTTGTTCAAATTCTTTAATAGTTAAATATTGTTTTGATACTCTATCTGATAACATTGCAAATGATCGTATATGATCTTTTTTAAAATCTTCTAACTCACGTTTTAAAGTTTCATTTTGGTTTTTAGTATCCCTAGCCATTTTAAGAAAAACAGCAAATAAAATAACAATCAACATATCGATTGCAGCAATTATTTCTATGGTATAAGGCATCATCTATATTATTATAATATATCAATGTAAAAAAAAAGCTCGGCATAGCCAAGCTTTCTTTAAGAATATTTAAATTTATTTTAGAAGTTCAATACACAATAATCCATACCAATTGACATGGTTATTTCTTGTACTGTTTCACCTTCATCCCAGTTTAAATCTGCAAAGTTAGCACTTTTAATAAATGCTCCTTTAAGAATCCATTCTGATACGATATCACCTACAGGTCCTAAAACATCTACAGTTAAGTCTTTCTTATAGAAATCACTATAACCATCTCTACCTGTTACTGATTCGTGGTGTAGACGTAACCACTCCATAGTTGCTTGAGCACCTGAAGGAGTAATTGGGTCAAATAAAGTCATGTCAACATCATTCCAAACTAATCTACCTTTAATTTTACGGTAAACATTAATATGGTTCATTGTGATTTCGTTCTGCTGAAATCCAAGACCTGATAGGCCTTTAATCATAAAGCTTGGGATACCATCAACATATAGGATAAACCTATTAGCCTGTTTCGGTTCGAAGGCTGTGAAGAAAATTTCGTTTGGATCAATTACTGGCATTGCTGTGTTGTTTATTTATTATAAATATTCAAATAATTAGTTTTTTAACTCGGGAACGTTGCTCCTGTAGGTAAGATGTTGAAATCTAAGTAAATGAATTCAGCTGTCTTAGTTGGTTGTAAGTAAATTTGACCAATTAATTGGTTTCTATCAATTACATCTGGAGTGTTGTTACTAGAATCCATTACAACTTTAAACGCGTATAAACCTTGTCTTTGTTGTACTGATTCCAAATATGGGTTAACTGCTGCTAAGAAATTATTTCTTGTAGCAATAGTATTTTGATCAAATACTAAACCTAATGCTATTTGAGAAATGTATGATTTAAGTGCTATTAACAATCTACGAACATTTACGCGATCAAGAGCAGATGCTCTTCTTTGTAGCGTTTTCTGACCGTATACTACAACTCCTGTTCCCGGGAATGTAGCAATTGGGTTAATATTTCCTTCATATAAGGTATCTCTGTTAGTTGAAGACACTTTTCTTTCCGCGGCAATTACCGTGGCTAATCCTCCTCTGTTGATACCCGCTGGAGCAAACCATGGCTCGCTTACACTGTCGTTATATGCGTAAACTCCCGGTATCATAGTTGATGCTGGTACCCATACGTTTTTATTAGCGAAAGCATCTCTGATTCGTACCCATGGCCAGTAAGTAGCAGCATATGAACTATTTAAGTTACCTGCTTCTGTTACTACATTATTAACTGTTGAACCCCAAGCTACTAAATCTAGTATAAAAAGATTATCTCCTCTTACTTGAGTATTATTAATAATAGTAGTTACTTGAGATGAGTAATCATCGTAATAAATACCTGGTGTTGCTATTGCGTTAAAACTAAAATCGTCTTGATTAGCTAATAACTTAATCATATTATCATAATCCTTTCCTACTAAACCTTGAGTGTTTGTAGAATTTATTGCATTATAATAATTGTTAGCTCCTAAAGCTGATTGGTTTTGGAAGTTACTACCTACAGCACCATCAAAAACACCACCATAAGAACCTGATCCCACTACTGGAATAGAAGATGTATATTGCGCGCGTGCATTCCCTGCATTATCAAAGAAATTGTAAGTAGGTGTAGCAACTGATTTTATTCTAATATATCTTGAGTTATTAGGATGTGAACCTGATATCTCAATATAATTTTCTGTTGAGTTATAATTTCGTGTTTGATCACCTATTACTGCAGAAATATAATTAGGTTGGGTTTCATCTAAAGAAAGATTAGGCCAAGTTTCTAAAACTACTTTATTTACTTGAGTATCATCACCTCTTCTAATAACTAAAGAGAATAAACCAGATGATGTTGATGCCGTAGCTATTTCATATCTAATATTTTCAATTGAACCTGAACCTAAAGCATCATTTGCTAATAAAGATCCAGAATTATTAAATTCTATACCTTTGTCTAAAGATTCTAAAGTAAATGCAGTTGTAGTAAAGTTAAAATCACCAGATACTAAAGTGAAAGTCATATCAACACCTAATAGTGCATTTGCGACATTAAATGGGACTGCACCTGCAGAACCTGATGGGATTGTTATTGTATCTCCAGGTTGGTAACCTGAACCTTGAGTTGTTACAGTAACTGTAGAAAGAGATGAAGAATTTGCTGCTACTTGAAGAGATAATGCAATACCAGAACCAACACCACTTGTGGTAATATTTCCAGCTGCAACTCCAACTACGGATAAAGAACTTGATATAATATTAAATCCAGCATTAACTGATGTTAATAAAGCATCTTTAGTATTAAGAACTGTAGAAGATAAAGAATTGTATACTGATGCAGTAGCGAAAGTCCAAAGTGAAGCACTTGGTACTGTTCTTGCTACTACAAGTGAAGTACCTCCATTAGCAAAATAATTTTGAGCTGTTAGAGTAGTTAAAGGAGTATAAGTTCCACTACCACTTTGTAATGCAGTACCAAAACGACTAGAGTAGTCACTAAAAGTAGTTACAAGTACAGGATCTTCAACAGGACCTTTAACTGTTGGACCTATAAGTGCCGCACCTAATGTGACGGGTTGTTGGGTTACGAATGACTGGTCGTTTTCATTTGCTAATACGCCAGGGGATACTAAAATTTCTGCCATTGCCTAGGAGGTTAATATTTTGATTATAAATATTAGGAAAATTATTAAAAATTAATTTGGTTTTATAAATTCCCCTGTGCTTGTATCAATAGAGCCTTCACCGTACTTATCTTGTAATGATTTAGCTAATTTTTCCTTATCTATTTGAATAGGATTTATTAAATTGTCAAATTCTTTCTTTTGTTTAAGTAAAATTTGTATTTGATATTCTACAGCACCGAGTTGTGATATTAATTTTTCTTCTTTTGTTTGTAAATCAGTTATTGTTTTTATCTCTTCTTTTGTCAAAAACACTTTTTCCATGATGATAAATATTATAAGGGTTATTAAAAATTTGGTTGTTGTTTAATTCTATTAAATACTTGAGTGGGTGAAATTGATTTTTGACATATATGTTGTTTATTAGTTCCTTTCCATATAGGGCACCAGTTCCAATCACTAGCATCAAATGTAAAGTTAGGATTAACCCAACAAGAATTACATACTGTTTCATCTCTAACCCTAGTCACATTAGTTTGAAACTCATGTTCTTTAGAAGTAAAATTATTTATCATTAATGTTTTTTTACCTAAAGCCCAATTAAACCATGCTAAACCTGAACTTAAACCTACAAATAAATTTGCGTGATGTAATATATTAGCTACTACATCGAAGGGTTGATTCCAATATTTAATAGCTTGAGGGGAATTTATCTCATTTTTACTTAAAACTACTACCTGATATCCTGATTGGGTTAATAATTTAGTTAAAATGTTCCAATTTTCTCGGGGCCATTCTTTACAACCAGCTGTTGATTCAGGAGCTATAACTATATATTTACCTTTAATTAAACTATCTTTTTTTGGAAAATCTAATCCATAGTTTAATTCTTTAAATTCTAAACCTAAAATGTCAGTAGCAGTTTGTTGTAATGGATTTAAATTAACTTGGTTTGGGTGACTATCTTTATCGTTAAAAAATTCTTTATCATCTCTAAACCAACCAATTCTATAAATAGTTTTACAAGGAAGTTGAGTACCAGGTTCAATAAATTTAATATCCTTATAAACAGGTAAATTTTGGAACCATGAGTTAAAAAAAGTTGATAAACTTACTTTACAATTATGTTTTTTAACAAAATCAACTACATAAGGAACCCATGCTATAGTATCACCTATAGATTTTGATTCTAATGTAATCATAACATGCTCATTTGTTAAATCTAGTTCATCTACTATTTCTCCATTAATTTTTATAACCCACGGAATATAATATTTTCTACTACATGAAGTCCACATATTATTAGATAAAGTAGTACTATGAATTACTTCCTTAGTTTCCCCATTTATAAATTCTATAAAATAATCTTCTACATTATCCCCATTAATTTCAACTTTAGGACCGTCAGTATATGATATAATAATATCATTAGGTTGAGAAACTGTAGGTGTGTAATTTTTTAAAAAATTTCGTAAAGTATCATTACCAATATTAGCTATGCGTTCCCAATTAAAATCTTGATGAATTAATTTAGATTCTTCTATAGCACGTTTTTTATGATCAGTATAATTTTCAAAGGCATCCCTCATTACAAATGATAAATCTTGAAAATCAGGTTCTGGATAATTACCTGGAAGATCACTCATTGTATAACGACCATAATCATTACTATTAGCTAATTTTTCTCCTAATATTTTTACAGGTAAACCTTTACCTTTAGCAAATTCCATTTGTCCTGATCCCTCTGAATAAATAGATGGGGTCCCACATGACATAGCTTCAATTAAAGGTAAATTCCAGCCTTCACTACGAGCACAAGATAAAAATACATGACCATTTTTTAAATATGTAATATAATCTTCTCTAGAAGGGAAATGTTTAATTTGAATTCTATCGTCTATTAAACCATAATGTGCTAATCTTTTTTCTGTAGTTTCAAAACCATCCATATCTTTACCCCACATATTATCAACAGATATAATAAGGTCAATAGGCTCTTCAGGGGTAAAGGTTTTTAAAAAGGTTTGGATTACTTCCTTAGTGGATTTTCTATAATCCCAACGACCAAATAAAACAAACTTAAACCTACCATCTACATAATCTAAAGTTGGTGAAAATTTTTCTGGATAGAATGTATCAATGTCTACACCTTCAGGTACTACTTTTACTTTATTAGGGTCTGCTCCTTGAGCTATTGTACATTCAGCTTGCCATTTAGAAGGAACCCAAATTTGATCATATTTTAGTAAACGTTGAAAAAAACTTTCGGGTTGCAATGTAGTTTCCCAAACATTATAAGCAATTTTAGGACCTTCATAAGTATCATAAAAATAATAATGATTAGTTTCACTTAAAATTAAATTTATATTATGATAAAAATTATTTGGATATTTTGAATATACTTTATTAGTATTTAGTACATTATTGTCTCCCTGTAGAGTTTGTTCACATATTAGAGTTTTATCTAAATCAATTAAATATGGTTCTTTATTATGGGGTTCATCAGAAGGCCAATCAAATTCTTTTCCTATAGTAAAATTCTTAACTTTAAGATCAATATGTTGAGAAAGGTGTCTAAAAAAATCTCTAGTATGGTTATTATATCCTGTAGTTCCTATGTAAGAAGCATGGGCATATACTTTTGGATCTTTCATATTATTTACTAATTTCTTTAACTTTATTTAAAGCTTGAGCTATTACTTGATGCATATCATAGTATACATAAGTTGCAAGTCTTCCTCCAAAAATATAATTATCAAGATTTAGAGTTAAATTAAAATACTTATTATAAATTTCTAAATTATTTTGATCTCTAATAGGATAATAAGGTTCATTACTTCCATTATAATCAATAGGGTATTCTTTACTTATTATAGTTCCTTTTTGGTTTTGAGGATCAAACCATTTATGCTCTAAAATTCTAGTATAAGGAACCTCAGCATCTGTATAATTTATAACGGGGTTACCTTGAAAATTATCTTGTTCAAGATTATCAGTTTCCCATCTAAGGCTTTTATATTGTAATTTTCCAAATTTATAATTAAAAAACTTATCAATAGGTCCTGTATATATAACCTTTTCTGCTAAAGAATCATAATAATCCTTTTTATCAAAATAATCAACATTAAGTTTAATATCAACCCCCTCTAACATTTTTTCAAATATTTGAGTATAACCTCCAATAGGCATTCCTGTGTACTTATCATTGAAATAATTACTATCCCAAGTAAATCTAACTGGTAATCGTTTTATAATTGAAGGTGGCAAATCTACACAAGATCTATTCCATTGTTTTTCAGTATAACCTTTAATTAATTTTTCGTAAATATCTTTACCAACCATTGAAGTTGCTTGTTCCTCAAGATTTGTAATTTTTCCCTTAAATTTTTGAGTTTCAATTTTTTCTTTAGCTTGTTCCGGTTCAGTTACTCCCCACATTTGATTAAATGTCCACATATTAAAAGGAAGTGTATACATATCCCCTTTATAATTTGCTATAACATTGTGAGTATATTGCCTAAATGGGGCAAACTGGTTTACATAATCCCAAAGTTTTTTATCATTAGTATGGAATATATGAGCACCATATTTGTGAACATGGATACCGTTTACATCTTCTGTATAACAGTTCCCACCAATAGTATCTCGTTTATCTATAACTAAACATTTTTTACCTTGTTTAGTTAATTCATGAGCACATACTGAACCAAAAGGACCAGCCCCTACTATTAAATAATCGTATTTAGGAATAATACTCATTTGAAGAAGAAGAAGTTGCTATGTTATGTAATTCTTGACAAAAAGTTCCTGTATTATAATAGGCACTATTTTCAATTAAAAAAGATGATTCTGGGAATGGGTTAGGTCTATTAGTATCTATTAATTTAGTTGTAATTGATACCATATTATTATATTGTTTTTTAGATTGATAATATAAAGCTAATTTAATATAATGTTCATTTCTATTAGGGTTAAATAAAGTAGCTTTTTCTAAAAGATAAACTTGTTTTTCATTATCACCAATCCAACCATATGCTTCCGCCATTAATATACAGGCATAATAACCCATATCATCTAATTTATTTGGGTGTTGATTTTGTTCAAAATCATGCAATTTGTTTAAATATTGAGTATAATAAAATATAACTCTACGTGCATATTCTTCTGAATGGGCTTGACCAAAAGGTAAATTATTAGGATCTCTATAAGCATCACTATAGGATTTTGCAATATACCATAAATGATAATTATCTTCTAATACTTTATTTGATGGAATTTTGTCTAATTCAAGCTCTAAAGCATCAGTTAAAAATTTCATAGGAGCAAACCAAGTTTCTCCATCATTAGTAATTATTTGTCTAAAACTAGAAGGTAGATTTATTCGTTGAAACTCCTCACCTACATCAGGTAAATGAATAGTTTCATGTCTTTTATCATTTTGAAAAAACCATGGAAGTTTAGCATTCCATAACCAAGTACGGAAGTATAATGAATTTCCAGGATCTGCTGTAATATTAAAGCTATTAATTGATGTATCTGTAAAGATTTCCCAATCAAAGGTTTCATCAACAGATAATTGTTCATCAGCATCCATACGTAAGATCCAATCACAATCATGGTTTGATTTCAAACATGTTTGTAATGTATGATCTCTATTAAATCCTGGGTATTCCCATTTAGTTTCATAAGTAAACCCTGGTATGTTTCTTTCCATAAAAAAATTATCAATAATACTTCGAGTATTATCAGAACCATTACACTGAACTACATAGTAGTCAATATAATCAACAACAGATTCTAACATTCTGGTAATAGTAGCTTCTTCACTACCAACCATGGCGTTCATTACGATTTTAATATGGGGTGGTTTTTTCATTTTTTAGTAATTATATAATTATCAATAAATACGGCATAAAGACCATGGGTTAACATAGTTTTTATAGCATCATAGGGGGTTTCTACAATAGGTTCTTCAGGTCCATTAAATGAAGTGTTTAAAACTACAGGAAGACCTGTTAAATTATTAAATTCAGATATTAATTTATAATATTTGGGGTTAGATTCTTTTGTAACGGATTGATATCGCGAAGTATAATCAAAATGAGTAACTCCTGGGATTTTGTCTTTCCATTCAGGTTTAACACTAGTTGTTACTAACATATAAGGTGAATAGACGTCTAATTCAAATATTTTACTTTGTTCTTCAAATAATACTGATGGGGCAAATGGGCGATACCATTCTCGTTTTTTAATTTCACTATTAATATATTCAACCATCCATTTAGAACTTGGATTAGCAAGAATAGAACGATTACCTAATGCTCTGGGGCCACTTTCAGAACCCTCATTAAACCAACCAATAACCTTATTTTCTGATAGGTATTGGGCTGCTAATTGAATAGATTTTTCTTCAGTAAGTCTAGAAACTTTAATATTATTAAACTTAGTTATATCTAAATTTATTTCTTGATCAGAATATGTCTTACCTAAATAAGGAGTCATCCACTCAGTATTTTGATGAGTTTTTCCTGTAAGTAAGGTACTTCCATAGAAAGCACACCCTAAAGCAACTCCACTATCATCTGCTGGAGGTAAGAAGTAGCTATTTTTAAATAATTTTGATTGTAATATTAATTCATTTGTATTACAATTTAAAAATGAACCTCCAACAACACAAAGATTATCCATGTTTGTCATGTTTTTAGCCATTTTAACTAAATGTAATGAATTTAATTCTTGTTCTCTTTGATATAGACCCGCAACATTAGCTTTTGATTGAAAGTCTGATTTATAATTTACAGTATCTTCCATAATGGGTTCTGTAGTTACTTGTAAATCATTTTCAGTTCTAATAGAATATTCAGGATGTTTGGATACCCAATCTTTATTAGCATACGAAGCTAACCCCATTAATTTACCAGAAGACCATGTATTACCTTTTTCATCATAAACTAATTGTAGTGCCCCCATACCATAGAGATAACCAATTGAACCTTCATCATGTATTGAGAAGGGAAATTTAACCCATTTTTTATAAACTGATTCAGGGAGTAATTGGTTTTTAGTAAATTTATAAATTGAATATCCTTCACTCCATTGTTGATCTTTATTTAAATTAGATTCATCTAATTGATACCAATCTTTTATAGGAGTATCATCATTATATAATGAACCCATAGCATCCGCTACAACTACTACAGCTTCTTCAAAATTTGAAGCATAAAAAGTTGAATAGGCATGAGCCATATGATGGGGGAGAAATTTTAATTTATCTAAAGGCTGTCCTGTAAGTTGTTGAAAATTATTAGGGATATCAGCATTTTCTTGTGTAGTATTATACACATATAAATCAACATCATTATAAGTAAGTCCTAAAGCATTTAAACAATAATCAATTGATTCTATTGGAATAGCTTTTGATGAATCTGTTTTGAGACGTGTAATTCTTTCATTAGCAATAGAAACTTTAACTTCACCATCTATTGTAATTGTAGCTCCTCTTGTATGGCCTATTAAAAAACCTAAACATATTTTTTTCATTGCTTAAATATATAATTTAAAACTTCCTCTTCTTTATAATATTTTCTCAATCCTGTTTTATTTAAATATTTTTGAGAATGGAACAGATTTTCGTCCCAATTCCAATCTATTTTATTTAACTGTAAGATACGATCATGTATTTGGGAATCATAATAGTCTCGTATTAATCTTGCGCGTCTATTTATGTCTTTACTGTTGTTATCTACAGTACTATTGCCATCATTATACTGTAAGTATAACATTTTTTGTACGTGAATAATCCGCGTATTTAAAAATGTACGTACTATTAACTCATAATCATCAGCTACTGGAAGGTTTTTATTATGACCTTTTATTGCTTTATAAACTTCAGCTTTCCACATTCTTGCATGATTAGGCATAGAAATATTAAACCTAATAGTTAAAGGATTTATTTCAGGGTAGTGATGGTTCAAATAAGATTTACCATCAGCTTCTACCCAAGTATGTCCTGCATACCCAAAATCAAAGGGATTAGTTGGGTTAGCATACCAATCTTTACCTATATGACCATAGGATTTCATTTCACCATTTTCATATAACTCACATACATCAGTGTAAATAAAACCTGCATCTGGGTATTTTATAGAGGCTTTATAACAATCTTCTAAGCAAGTACTTATTAAGGCATCATCATGATCTAATTCAACTAACCAATCACCTTCACATAATGAAGCTGCTCTATTTTTGGCTAAACCTACATTACCTCCAGTTATAGGATTTAATTTAAAAGGTTTAATTCTATAATCTTGTTTAGCTAAATCATTAATAATATTCCAAGTTTCATCATCTGGTGAATCATCTAAAATAACCCATTCCCAATTTCCGTAAGTTTGATTTTTTATACTTTCATAAGTTCTTTTAATTCTTTCTCCTGTTTTATAAGTAGGAGTAAATATTGAGAAAAAAGGAGAAATATTTTTACAAGTAATAAATGTTGACTGGCATACAATATCATTTGCTAAAATATTAAGTGGGGGGAATGATGTTGGATATGTACGCGTTTTTGAAATTAAGTATTCATTATTTAAAATGACCCCACTATTATCTAAATAAATGATTAGATCTGGGGTGAATTGGGCAAAGTCCTGTCCTACATTATCAGTATAGGGTAGAGAATAAACTATAACTTCTTCTTGTAAATTTTCTTCAAAATAAACATCAGACATTAATGTTAATGTTCCTTTTTCTTCTAACCCATAAATTATAGCACTTGGTTTTTTTGTCTTAAGCATTAAAATTCAGTATTGAAAAAGAAAGTTTGAAATAATCTACCATTAGAAATGTTATCACCAAAATATTCTAAAGATTGGTGAAACATGTCACCCCTATATAGTATTAACCTATTATATACATTTGCAATTTGGTCAGTCATTTCCCACTTATCATAATCTTGAGAATCTTGATAAATTTTACTCATAATGGTATCATCATAAGTACCATCTTCTTTATAGGGTGCTGTAGTAAGACCAGTTTCTTTATGTTTAAAAAACCCAGTTCCTCCTGAAGAAGGAGCATTAGGGGTTAAATAAATTATACCTGCCCAATTTGAGGTATGATCTGCATGTATCCAACTTTTATCATTTTTAGTAGTATATTGATATGCTCCTGAGTATTCACCTCCCCACCAAGTAACTTCACCTGTTTGGGGGTAAATAAGACGTTGAATAAGTCCTTTAATAGAATCATTTAAAAAAGATTTAGTTCTATGACCCGGATAATTACCTTTTACATCAAAAGGTTGTTGTAAAGCTAATTGTCTAACATCATCTACATCTGAATAGAAATCATCTACTACCATTGAGGATATTCTCATTTTAATTTAATTTTAAGTTTATTTATAATGTTCTCCACCTATCCATAAGACTAGGCTTTTTCTTATTCCTTTAGTTACAGGAGTTACTCTATGCATAGTAAAACTAGGAAAAAATGTTGCTACTCCTTTATCTCTAGGTAATTTAAAATGACCACTACCTGTCCATAATTCTAAGTCTCCACCTTCATAATCATTAGTATCTGAAAGTTGAATTGTTACCGAGACTTTTCTATGAGAGATATCTTTAGGTCCTATATCAACATGCCAATCATATTGACCACCACCTTCATAGTACTCTGTATATTGGATTGAATCTATAATTGAATGAAGATTAAATTTCCATGTAGTATTAGCCTCTATAGCCATATCTACTATTTTATTATAAACCCAATCAGTTTTAGAATTTAGGTGTAACCACTTAATTTTACTTTTTCTAGCTTCACTTTCAGGTTCGGATGATACTGTAGTTGCTTTTTCATAAGGAAAATCCATTGATAAATTTTCAATGGATTTGATTTCATTTAAAGTAAACCCTTCTTTAAACCAATAGTAATTAGTTTGATCTACATTTAAATCTATAGGGATGATTGGTTTTAATTCCATAACTTGTAATATATAAACAATATGTTATAACTCCTAATTAGTTTGTTAAAAGTGTCGTATAAATAAAATTAATTAAATATACGACACTTGTTTTTAAGTAACAAATTTACTTTTAATGATTATTTTGAAATTTTATCATTAAGTTCTTTTATAGCTTCAATTAATACAGCTACTAATTTATCATACCTAACAGCTTTATATCCATTAGTTCTAGTATCAACTAAGTCTGGGAATATAGGTTCAATTTCTTGAGCTATAACACCTACATCGTGTCCTTCATTGGCATGAATTTTCTGATTTTTATTTTCTTCAAATTCTAGCCAATCAAATTCAACACCATTTAACTTACTTACTTTATCTAAAGCATCTGATATATTTGATATATTAGTTTTTAATCTTCTATCTGAAGAAGCAAATGCTATTATATCATTTTGAGCTCTAATTAAACCATCAGTACTATTAGTCCCAGCACCTAATCCTACATTTAACCTTTGAGCAGTTAATATTCCTCCACTAGTAGTAAATGTTAAATCACCATTACCAGCAGAAGTACCACTATTATTAAAGAGTACTTGTGTATTAGAACCTCCTGTTGGGCCTGTTGCACCTTGAGCACCTTGTGTACCACCACCTCCTGGAGGACCACCTGCACCTTGAGCACCTGCTGCACCTTGAGCACCTGTATTAGCTGCACCTTGAGCACCTTGAGAACCTACTGCACCTTGAGCACCTGTATTAGCTGCACCTTGAGCACCTGCTGCACCTTGAGCACCTGTATTAGCTGCACCTTGAGCACCTTGAGAACCTACTGCACCTTGAGCACCTGTATTAGCTGCACCTTGAGCACCTTGAGAACCTACTGCACCTTGAGCACCTTGATTAGCTGCACCTTGAGCACCTTGAGCACCTGTATTAGCTGCACCTTGAGCACCTTGATTAGCTGCACCTTGAGCACCTTGGGCACCATTTACACCAGAAATACCTGATGAACCTGATGATCCACCTGCACCTTGAGCACCTTGAGCACCTTGTGAACCTTGAGGACCTTGCGGTCCTTGAGCACCTTGTGAACCTTGAGGACCTGCAGCACCTGATGAACCACTTGAACCAGCGTTACCTTGAGCACCTTGTGCACCTTGAGCACCCTGTGGACCTTGTGGTCCTTGAGCACCTTGAGCACCCTGTGAACCTTGTGGACCTTGTGGTCCTTGAGCACCTTGAGCACCTTGTGAACCTTGAGGACCTTGTGGTCCTTGGGCACCTTGTGAACCTTGTGGACCTGTAGCACCTGATGAACCTGATGATCCACTTGCACCTTGAGCACCCTGTGGACCTTGTGGTCCTTGAGCACCTTGAGCACCTTGTGAACCTTGAGGACCTTGTGGTCCTTGAGCACCTTGTGAACCTTGAGGACCTTGTGGACCCTGAGCACCTTGGGCACCATTTACACCAGAAATACCTGATGAACCACTTGAACCAGCTGCACCTTGAGCACCCTGTGGACCTTGTGGTCCTTGAGCACCTTGAGCACCCTGTGAACCTTGTGGACCTTGTGGTCCTTGAGCGCCTTGTGAACCTTGTGGACCTGTAGCACCTGATGAACCGGATGAACCTGCATTACCTTGAGCGCCTTGTGAACCTTGAGGACCTTGTGGTCCTTGAGCACCTTGAGCACCCTGTGAACCTTGTGGGCCTTGTGGTCCTTGTGCACCTTGAGCTCCTGTAATTGATTCACCTGAAGAACCGGATGAACCCGAAGCACCTTGAGCGCCTTGTAGACCTTGTGGTCCTTGTGCACCTTGAGCGCCTTGTGGACCTTGTGGTCCTTGAGCACCTTGTGAACCTTGAGGACCTTGTGGTCCTTGAGCACCTTGTGAACCTTGTGGACCTTGTGGTCCTTGTGCACCTTGAGCTCCATTTACACCTGAAATACCTGATGAACCACTTGAACCACCAGCACCTTGAGCACCTTGAGGACCTTGTGGTCCTTGAGCACCTTGTGAACCTTGAGGACCTTGTGGTCCTTGTGCACCTTGAGCTCCTGTAATTGATTCACCTGAAGAACCGGATGAACCCGCAGCACCTTGAGCACCTTGTGAACCTTGAGGACCTTGTGGTCCTTGAGCACCTTGAGCGCCTTGTGAACCTTGAGGACCTTGTGGTCCTTGAGCGCCTTGGGCTCCTGTAATTGATTCACCTGAAGAACCAGATGAACCAGCGTTACCTTGAGCACCTTGTGAACCTTGAGGACCTTGTGGTCCTTGTGCACCTTGTGAACCTTGTGGACCTTGTGGTCCTTGAGCACCTTGAGCTCCATTTACACCTGAGATACCTGAAGAACCACTTGAACCCGCAGCACCTTGAGCACCTTGTGAACCTTGAGGACCTTGTGGTCCTTGAGCACCTTGAGCACCTTGTGAACCTTGTGGTCCTTGTGGACCCTGAGCACCTTGGGCTCCTGTGATTGATTCACCTGAAGAACCGCTTGAACCTGCATTACCTTGAGCGCCTTGAGCGCCTTGAGCACCTTGTGAACCTTGAGGACCTTGTGGTCCTTGAGCACCTTGTGAACCTTGTGGACCTGTAGCACCTGATGAACCACTTGATCCCGATGAACCACTTGATCCTGCATTACCTTGAGCGCCTTGAGCACCCTGTGGACCTTGTGGTCCTTGAGCACCTTGTGAACCTTGTGGACCTGTAGCACCTGATGAACCAGATGATCCTGATGAACCACTTGAACCTGCTGCACCTTGAGCGCCTTGTGAACCTTGTGGACCTTGTGGTCCTTGTGCACCTTGTGCTCCGTTTACACCTGAAATTCCTGATGAACCACTTGAACCAGCAGCACCTTGAGCACCTTGTAAACCTTGTGGTCCTTGAGCACCTTGTGAACCTTGTGGACCTGTAGCACCTGATGAACCAGATGATCCTGATGAACCGCTTGAACCCGCATTACCTTGAGCGCCTTGAGCGCCTTGTGAACCTTGTGGACCTTGTGGTCCTTGTGCACCTTGAGCTCCGTTTACACCAGAAATACCTGATGAACCACTTGAACCAGCTGCACCTTGAGCACCTTGTGAACCTTGAGGACCTTGTGGTCCTTGAGCACCCTGTGAACCTTGTGGACCTGTAGCACCTGATGAACCAGATGATCCTGATGAACCACTTGAACCAGCTGCACCTTGAGCACCTTGTGAACCTTGAGGACCTTGTGGTCCTTGAGCACCTTGAGCACCTGTAGCACCTGATGAACCAGATGATCCTGATGAACCGCTTGAACCTGCTGCACCTTGAGCACCTTGTGGACCTTGTGGTCCTTGAGCACCTTGTGAACCTTGAGGACCTTGTGGACCTGTAGCACCTGAGGAACCAGATGATCCTGATGAACCACTTGAACCAGCAGCACCTTGAGCGCCTTGTGGACCTTGTGGTCCTTGTGCACCTTGAGCACCATTTACACCTGAAATTCCTGATGAACCACTTGAACCAGCTGCACCTTGAGCACCTTGAGCACCTTGAGCTCCTTGGGCACCTGTAGCACCTTGAGCACCTTGAGCACCTGTGGCACCTGATGAACCTGAAGATCCTGAAGTACCACTTGAACCTGAAGAACCTGAAGTACCACTTGAACCTGATGAACCTGAAGTACCACTTGAACCTGATGAACCACTATTACCTTGGGCACCTTGAGCTCCGTTTACACCAGAAATACCTGATGAACCACTTGAACCAGCAGCACCTTGAGCTCCTGTAGCACCTTGAGCTCCTTGGGCACCTGTAGCACCCGATGAACCAGATGAGCCTGAAGTACCTGAAGAACCTGAAGATCCTGAAGTACCACTTGATCCTGATGAACCACTATTACCTTGAGCACCTTGTGCTCCGTTTACACCT